GGAATTGTATATAGATTAGAAGATATTGATAAAGCCTCAAGAGATGGTATTAATAGAGAATTAGGGCATAATAAAAAACCTTATGATTTATTTAAATTTAAAGGTGGAATTTATTGTAGACATAAATGGATGCGTCAACTATATCGTTTAAAGAAAAACACTAAACCATCTAAAGATTTAAGTGATTACAAGAAAACAAGAACAATACCTAAAACTTATATTAAAAATCCAAGAGGTACGAAGCAATCGGAAATAGCACCAATTAATATGCCTAATCGAGGAGCATACCCAAAATAGAAAATTATGGCTACAGCATTATTTATAAATAGAACGGATTTAGTTAGAAATAGCATTTTAGATGGAAATGTAGATACTGATAAATTTATACAATTCATTAAAATAGCTCAAGAAATAGATATACAAAATTATACAGGAACGGATCTATATAATAAAATATCTACACTAATAGCTAATGGAGAAATTGACGATGCAGGAAATGCTAAATACAAGACATTACTTAACACATATTTACAGCCAATGTTAATTTGGGCAGCACAAGTATATTATATTCCTTTTGCATCTTACGCTATTAAAAATGGTGGAGTGTTTAAACATAGATCAGAAACAAGCGAAACAGTAAGCAAAAATGAAGTAGATTATTTAGTAGATAAAGCAAGAGAATTTATGGAATATTATTCAAGACGCTTTATTGATTTTATGTCATTTAACCAATCAGATTATCCTGAATATACAAGCAATACAAACGATGATATATATCCTGATTACGATGCGTTATTTAATGGGTGGGTACTATGAGATATAAACCAAAACAAAAGAATATAGAAAAACTAAAAACGTTTTTAAAGAAACAAGAAAAAACTAAAAAATATGGCAAGTCTATTTAATACAAGAATATCAGATACTTATCAAGGTTTAATAAAAACTATTGATAATGCTGCAATAACTGCAACTTTAAAAGAATTAACTGACGGATCAGGAAATTCAACAGGTATTTCATTAAACAATGCAGGAGATTTTAAAGTAAATGCTATTTTAGAATTTGGCTCTTTAAAAGATACAGGAGAAAACATTATTATAACAAAGTTTGTAGATGAAGCTGATGGTATTGCTAATAACGACAACGACACTTCAATTCCTACAACTGCTGCAATTATAGACTATGTAGCTGCACAAATTACTATAGAAGATTTAGACTTTACAGGAGATAGTGGTTCTGGTCAAATAGATTTAGATTCACAAATATTTGCTATAGGTGGAACTACTAACGAAATTACAACAGTAGCTTCTGGTCAATCATTAACATTATCTTTAGATTCAACAGGTGTTAATTTACCTGACAATTCAACTGCAATAACTCAAACTGCAGGAGATAATTCAACAAAAATAGCTACAACATCCTATGTAGATACTTTAGATGCTGCAAGTGATTTAGATATTACAGACGGAACAAATGTAGGGGATATTAACTTAAACACTCAATCATTAAGTATTTTAGGAACTACAAACGAAATAGAAACTGTTGTAAGTGGTCAAGGTGTTACAATAGGTTTACCATCTACAATTAATACAAACTTAGTTGGTAACGTAACTGGTGATTTAACTGGTAATGTAACTGGTAATGTAACTGGTGATTTAACAGGTAACGTAACATCAACATCTGTATTAGCAAATGGCGTAACAGCTACAACACAAACTTCAAGTGATGATTCTACAAAAGTAGCAACAACTGCTTATGTAAAAGGTTTAAATAATGCAAGTGATTTAGATTTTACAACTGATTCAGGTAGTGGTGCAGTAGTTTTAAATTCAGAAACTTTAAGAGTAGTAGGAACAACTAATGAAATTGAAACATCTGGAACAGGTCAAGAAATACAAATAGGTTTACCAAACTCTATCTCAACAAATTTAGTAGGTAATGTTATAGGTAATTTAACAGGTAATGTTGTAGGAGATGTTACAGGCGATTTAACAGGCAATTCAGCAGGAACTCATACAGGAGCAGTTATAGGAAACGTAACAGGTAATGTTACTGGAGATCTAACAGGCAATGCAGATACTGCTACAGCTTGGGAAACTGCAAGAGATTTATCTTTAACAGGTCAAGCTACAGGAACAATATCAAGTGTTGATGGAACAGGAAATGTAAGTGGTGCATTAACATTAGACAATAATTCAGTAACAGGTAAAGTATTAACAGGATTAACTTCTCCTTCTGCAAGTTCTGTTTTAGCAACAGATACAATAGTAGAAGGTTTTGGAAAACTACAATCACAAGTAAACGGATTAGCAGGTGGTTTAAGATTTATGGGATCTTGGGATGCAGACACAAATTCTCCAGTATTAAGTTCAGGTGGTGGAGAAGCTGCAAACGGAACAACAACATCAACAACTGCAAATAAACTTGTAGATAGTTCTGCTTCTTTTACATCAACAGTAACAGTAGGAGATCAAGTAGTTAACCAAGTAGATGGTCAAACTGCATTAGTATCAAATGTAGATAGTGATACAACACTTTCTTTAGATGCTGACATAATGTTAACAGGAGAAGCATACACAATAGATAATAGCCCTTTTATAACACAAGGACATTATTACGTTGTAAGCGTAGGAGGTACAACAACTTTAAATGGTGTGTCTAACTGGACTATTGGAGATTGGGTAATTGCAGGAGCAAACAATCAATGGACTAAATTAGATCATAGCCAAGTAGACGGAACAGGAACAACAGGTAACTTAACTAAATGGTCATCAACAAGTGTAATAGCAGATTCAATAGTTTCAGAATCAGGAACTGCAATAACAGTAGATGGCTCATTAACAACAAATACTAATTTAAGTTCAACAGGAAACTTTACAGTAAATACAAATAAATTTACAGTAGCTGCAGCAAGTGGAAATACTGCCTTTACAGGAGATTTAGCAATTAACACAGACAAGTTTACAGTAAATGCTACAACAGGAAATACTTTAGTTGCAGGAACTTTAGATGTTACAGGAAAATCTACTTTTGGAGATGACATAACAATTTCAGACTCTACTCCAATACTTGATTTTGAAGATACTGATAATACAAATAGTAACTGGCGAATGGAAGCAAAGGGTTCTTTTGGAGGTTTCTTTTTACAATCTTTTGATAATAATTTTCAAACTGGAAGTACAGTTTTATTTGCTAAAACTTCTAATGGTTATATAGGACTTGGTGGCAATACTAATCCTCAAGCAGAATTAGACATTACAGGAGGTTTAATTACTTCTGGAAACGCAACTTTTGGAGGAGATGTAACAGCTAATGTAGGTACTTTTAATTCAGATAGTGGTGGTACTGGATTAAAAATAATTGGTAGGTCAGCAGCAAATGCAGGTACTTTAAGATATTATCAAAACAATGGAACAACTCAAACAGCAAGAATAGAAAGTAATGACAGTATTTTTGAAATTAATTCAATTTCTAATTTACCTATTGAGTTAAAAACAAATGATACAACTGCCTTAACTATTGACACTTCACAAAACTCAACTTTTGCAGGAAATGTAACAGCTTCACGAGGATTTTTTAATGCAGGAGCAACTAATGTTGTAGCTACTTTTACGAGTACTGATGCAACCTCAACTTTACAATGTATTGATGGAGTTGGTAATGTAGAATTTGGTGCAAGTGGAAATGATTTTGTAGTACAACCTGCAGGTGGTGTTGCTCAATTAACAGTAGGAAGTTCATCCTCAACTTTTGGGGGTGCAGTTAGAATAAATGCAACAACTACTACAGGTTTAGTAATTTCTTCTTCATCAAGTGCTTCAAATGGTTTAAAACTATACAATAATTCTTCTACTGATAATGCTTATATATATAATCATTTTGATGGAAATTTAGAAATAGGAACTAACAATGCTACTGTTCTAACAATGAATGGTACAAACTCAACTTTTGCAGGAGATGTAACTACTAATACAAACTTTACTGCTTTAGATGGAACTTCATTATTAAAGGACACAAATGCTTATCCTTTAAATTTAAGTAGGGGATTAGATGTTAGCTCTGTTGGAGCTGCTTCTGCAATGATGGGTATTGGGTCTAATGTAGGTACTACTTATACAGATGCAATGAGAGTTGGAGGATTATTGCAGGGTAATGGAGTGGATGGCGATGCTTTTATTATGGTTAGAAATAGTGGCACTATGGAAACTGCTATGACTATTGATAGCACAAAAGAAACAACTTTTGCAGGAGATGTAGTTATAAATAAATCAAGTGGTAAAATTGACTTTAGAAATGGTAGTGGTTCATCAAGGTATTTTTTAGAATTAGCCAATTCAAATAATGATTTACAAATAAATGATAGAACAGGAGTAGGAGCTGTTGCTATGACAATACAATCTGGTGGTAACGTAGGAATAGGAACTGATTCGCCTCAAGGTAAATTAAATGTAACTATGGGTGTAGGAACAAATGGAGCAGAACTACAAAGATGGCATTATTCAACAACACCTGATAGATGGAATTTAAGATTAACTCAAGTAGTTAGTGGTAATGATGTTGCTTGGGATTTTAAACAAACTAATAATAATACAGATTATGGTTCAGTTTTAACTTTAAAGAATGGATATGTTGGAATAGGAACTGATTCGCCACAAGCACAATTTTGTTTAAATAATCAAATTGCAAATTCAGGAACTCCATTAAATTACTCAACGGTACAGCAAAATGTGTTAAATGGATATTACACAACAGGTGAATCTCCAAATAGATATACGAGATATTTTGACATAGCCTGTGTTGGAGATGGTGATGGAACAAATGGTGGTGGAAATATTAGATTTTTAACTAATCCTATTGCTAATGATACTGCAACAGAAAAAATGAGGATTACAAGTGGGGGGGCTGTTGAAATTGCTTCAATTAGTGGTAGCTCCGTTATTGATTATGGAATGACTCTTGCTCCTGCAAGTGGTTACGCTCAAATATATTTAAGAGCAAACACAACTTCAACCAGATATTTACAAAGATTTTATAATGAATCTTCAGGAGTATTGCAGAATGTAGGAAATATAACAATATCAGGTTCTTCAACAAACTATGTAACTTCTTCTGATTATAGATTAAAAGAAGATTTACAAGATTTTGCAGGTTTAGATATGGTTTCTAAAATACCTGTTTATGACTTTAAATGGAAAACAGATGAAAGTAGAAGTTATGGAGTTATGGCTCACGAACTTCAAGAAGTTTTACCAGATGCAGTTTCAGGAAATAAAGATGCTATAAATGAAGATGAAAGTATTAATCCTCAAGGTGTTGATTATTCTAAAATAGTTCCTTTATTAGTTAAGTCAATACAAGAACTAAAAGCAGAAGTAGATAAATTGAAACAAGAATGTAAATGTAAAAATTAGTATATTTATATCTTAATCATAAAATTAATAAAATGTCAAAAATTACAAAAGAAGAATTAAAAGATTTACAAGAATCAACAAGCAAAATTAATGCTATTAGACACGACATCGGTTTATTAAGTACACAAGTACATAGTTTAAACCATATGCACGTTGAAGAAATTTCAAAACAAGAAGAACTTAAAAAAGGTTTAGAAGAAAATTACGGTAAGATTAACGTAGATCTGAAAGACGGATCATACGAAGAAATCAAAGAAGAAACAAAATAATGAGTTTACAGGATATGAAATTATATGCAATGAATTTTTCAGCGTTTACGTTGAGTTTTACTAATATTGATATGGTATTAAAAATCATATTGCTTGTAGTTACTATCCTGTACACAACTCACAAATGGTATTTAATGTATGAAAAAAACAAGCAAAAAGATTAGTGATCATATAAGTTTTAAAGAAGCTACACATTCTGAAACTGCTAAAAGACTTGGTATTAAAAACACACCAAGTGAAGATCATATTAAAAATATGCAATTAGTTTCAGAAAAAATATTTGAACCTTTGCGAGAATGGGCAGATCATCCTATTAGAATTAACAGTATGTATCGTTCAGAAGAACTAAATTCCAGAATTGGTGGTGCAATATCGTCAGCTCATAAAGAAGGATTAGCTATTGATCTTACTTCAATAGGTTCTAAAACAAATCTTGAGTTATTTCATTACATAAAAGACAGTTTAGATTTTGATGTATTGATCAATGAATACCCAAATCAAGACGGAGAACCTAAATGGATTCACGTTTCTTGGAATAAAAAGAAAAACAGAAAACACGTTTTAGAAATTAAACGTAAAGGTAGATATTATACTTACACAGGTTGTAAAGGTTGTAAATGAAAAAAGTAGAATTTGC